ATATGGAGCAGTACAAGTTCCTGATGGGCCGTCTTGAGGGTTACCGATTTGTGAAGGAGGCTATCCAAGGCCTCTTGAGCAATAACCCCGACTTACAAGAGGACCAACTATGACTGAACTGACCCCGTTAGAGAAAAAATGGGCGGAAGAGCAAGCCGCTGCGGAAAAAGAAGCCGCAGACAAGGCAGCCGCCGAAGCCATTGCCACTGCTGAGGCCCGCAAAGAGCATCAGGAGCAGGTGTCTAGCATCAAAGAACACTTGCCCAACGCCACAGGCTGGCGCGTGATTGTTCTGCCCTACCGCGGTGCCCGAAAGACCAAGGGCGGTATCGAATTAGCCAATGAGACTCTAGAACGCCAACAGCTGACTACGACCTGCGCGTATGTTCTGTCTGTCGGCCCGCTCGCCTACAAAGACGAAGCGAAGTTCCCCACCGGTGCGTGGTGCAAAGAGGGCGATTGGATCATCTTTGGTCGCTACGCCGGTGCGCGTATGGCCATTGACGGCGGCGAGATTCGCATCTTGAACGATGACGAAGTCTTGGCGACGATTAAAGACCCCGAAGACATTCTGCATATGTGAGGTAAGCAATGGCAACTCTAATGAACGACGAACAGCTGGAGTTTGACTTGGGGGCCGATGAAAAGGCCACTGATGTCGCAATTCAAGGTGACCAAAACGAGGACAAAAGCGGCGACACAGCTGCTGCCCCCGCCGCGGACGACCAACAGCAAAACAACCAATCGGATACCCGCAACGAGCTGGATTCGGTCAACGACGCAGTGCAAAAACGCATTGCCAAATTGACCGCACGCATGCGCGAAGCGGAACGCCGTGAACAAGCAGCCTTGGAATACGCCAAGGGCCTGCAAAACCAAACACAGACCCTGCAGCAGAAGTTGGTTCAGACCGACTACAGCCGCTTGACTGAGGCGAAAGCCCGTTTGGATACCCAACAAACTGCATTGCGCCAGATCATCATGAAGGCTCGCGAAGAGAACGACATGAATACTGAGCTGGAAGCACAAGAGCGCTTGGCAGCCCTTGTTCAAGAGCAGCGCCAAGTGGCCGGTTGGTTGCAAGACCAGCCCCAGCCAAATCAGCAGCAAGTGCAGCAGCAACATGCTCCCCAACAACAGCAGTACCAGCAGCCTGCTCAACAGCAGCAGCCACAACAGCAGCCGCAACAGCCTCGTCCGAGTGCAAAAGCTGAAGACTGGGCCGCGCGCAACGAGTGGTATGGCAAGAACCGTATGCTGACTTATGGTGCTTGGGGCATCCATCAGACACTGGTTGAGGAAGAGGGGGTTGAACCTGATTCCGAAGAGTACTATACTGAACTAGATCGTCGTCTTCGCGAGGAGTTTCCAAAGCACTTCGCTGACACGCAACAACAATCCAGACAACAGCGTTCCGCGCCTGCTGTTGCCCCTGCCTCCCGTAGTTCGGGAATCAATAGTGCGCGCCGTACTGTCCGGCTTTCGCCGAGTCAGGTTGCTATTGCAAAAAAACTGGGTGTTCCTCTCGAGGAATATGCCAAGTATGTGAAGGAGTAAGAACATGAGCAAAGAAATCACAATCGACCGTGCAACCCGCAGCGCGAGCACTCGTGCTAAGGAAGAGCGTCGCAAGCCATGGGCTCCACCTTCGCGTCTTGACGCACCTCCCGCCCCTGAAGGATTCGAACACCGTTGGATTCGTGCAGAAGTCAACGGCTACGAAGACAAGAAGAATGTGTATTCGAAGCTGCGCGAAGGTTATGAACTCGTGCGCATCGATGAGCTCCCAGAGGAGTATCAGCACTTGTTGCCAACCGTTGAGGACGGCAAACACGCTGGTGTTGTTTCTGTTGGTGGTCTCTTGCTTGCAAGGATCCCCAAAGAGACCCTCAAGGAGCGTGCAGATTACTTCCGCCAGAAGGCTCGGGATCAGTTACAAGCGGTAGACAACGAGATGATGCGTGAGAACGCCCACTCGTCCATGCGAATCCAATCTCCAGAACGGAGTTCGCGCACAACTTTCCGTCAGCCGCAAGGTTGATAACTTTTTCTAGCAGGAGCTACAAATGGCAAATGTAAACAAGCCTTTTGGTCTGCGCCCTTTGGGCAACCTGTCTGCTACTGGTGCACAGAAGCAGTACGGTTACCAAATTGCGGATAACCAAGCTGGCGCAATCTACCAAGGTGACTTGGTTGTCGTCTATGACGGCTACATCATCAAGTATGACGCATCCACTCATGCCGCCCCAACAGGCGTGTTCAATGGTTGCCAATACAACGACCCCACCCGTGCTAACAAGCCCACATGGAAGAACTACTACCCCGGTAGCATCAACATCACTACAGGCATCATTGCTTGCGAAGTGAACGATGATCCCGCTCAGTTGTTCGTCGTGCAGGCTGATGGCTCTGTGTCTCAAGCCAACATTGGCAAGAACGCTGATCCAACTGCATCTACCACTGGCAGCACCACTTCTGGCGTTTCTGCAGGTTCTCTGGACTCTGCTTCTATCGCTAAGACAGCAGCGTTGACCTTCAAAATCGTTGGTTTGTACGAAGCACCGGGCAATGACTTCGGTAACTACGCACAAGTCGTTGTAAAACTCAATCAACACCAATACGGCAGTGTTGGCGTTGCAGCTGATGGAGCTTAATCATGGCTATTACCCGTTCCCAACTTGTTAAAGAGCTGGAGCCCGGCCTGAACGCTTTGTTCGGCTTGGAGTACAAGCGCTACGAAAACGAGCACGAAGAAATCTTTGCTATCGAGACTTCTGACCGTGCATTCGAAGAAGAAGTTATGTTGACCGGCTTCAGCACCGCTCCAGTGAAAACTGAAGGCGCTGGTGTGGCATATGACGACGCAATCGAATCGTACACAGCTCGCTACACACACGAAACCATTGCTATGGCATTCGCGTTGACCGAAGAAGCCGTTGAGGACAACCTCTACGACCGCTTGTCAGCTCGCTACACCAAGGCTTTGGCTCGTTCTATGGCCAACACCAAGCAAGTCAAAGGCGCTTCTGTGTTGAACAATGCTTTCACTGGCGGCAACTATGCTGGCGGCGACGGCGTTGCTCTCTGCTCGGACGCTCACCCCACTGCTTTGGGCCCCAACTTCAGTAACACTCCTGCAGTGCCTGCTGACTTGAACGAGACTTCTCTCGAACAAGCTATCATCGACATTGCAGCGTTTACTGACGAACGCGGCTTGCGCGTGGCCTTGACTGGTCGCAAGATGATCGTTCCTAAGGAACTGCAGTTCACTGCAGAGCGCCTGATGAAGTCAACTTTGCGCACCGCTACAGCTGATAACGACATCAACGCTATCAAGTCTATGGGTTTGATCCCTGAAGGCTACGCTGTCAACCACTTCTTGACTGACACCAACGCATGGTTCATCATCACTGATGCTCCTAACGGTCTCAAGATGTTCGAGCGTTCACCTATCAAAACCGCCTTCGAAGGCGATTTCGACACAGGTAATGTGCGCTACAAGGCCCGTGAGCGTTACAGCTTCGGCTGGTCTGACCCACGCGGTATCTACGGTTCTCCCGGCGCGTAAGCGACGGAAACCAAAAAGGGGCCTTCGGGCCCCTTTTCTTTTTCTGTGGATGGTGTATATTCAAGCCATTCCGGGGATTTTCCGGTGCGCTGACAGTCCCGGCTGACGACATGCAGACAGACGCACCTCAACTCGCATGTAAGGAAAAAATTATGGCAAATACCACATTCAACGGACCAGTTCGTTCCCAGAATGGTTTTCAGTCCATTACAAAAAACGCCACTACTGGCGCGGTAACCGTCACAGGCACTTTTGGCCCTACCACCAGCGTGACCAACTTGACGACCACCAATTTGGTCTTCACTGATCAAAACCACCCAACAACTGCTGCAATCAACGCTACGGCCACCGCCACTGCAGCTCAAGTTGCAACTGGCTACATCACCTCAACTTCAGCCTCGCCAACAACCATCACTTTGCCCACAGGCACCTTGTTGGGTGCTGCACTAGGTGCAACTAAAGGAACCGTGATGGACTTGTATGTGGACAACACTGGCGGCGCATCGACTGTGACCATTGCTGTGGCCACCAACGGCATTTTGTCGTCTGCTGCCGTTGACACTGCGGGCAGTTTTGGTGACTTGACCATTGCCGCCGGTGCGACAGGGTTGGCTCGATTCACCATCATGTTCTCTAGCGCAACTGCTTATGTATTCACTCGTACCGCTTAATAGGAGCCTACCATGGGCTTTCAATATGATGTAAAAGCGAAAACGATGACCAGTACTGGTGCAACCGGTATTGGTCTACCTCGCGCCCGTATCAAAGCGGTCTATGCCCTGTTAGGGGCTTCCGCTGGCTCGGTGTCTTTCAAAGATGGTGGTTCGGGTGGCACAGAACTTCTCAAGTTCGACACGCCCGTAAGTTCCGCTACAGGCAACATGTATGTCCTCATTCCAAATGACGGCGTGCGTTTTGAAGCGGACCCCTACCTCACTCTCACCAATGTGACTTCTGTCACATTCTTCTACGGATAAGGAGCCCAACATGGGACGAGCAGCAAAAATGGCAGATGACCAGTATCAAGGCGAGCGCCAACCCGGTGCCCAACGCCAAGACATGAGCAAAGGCGGTCCAAAGCAGACTCCTCGCAAGAACTACCAAGCCCCAAGCGGTTCGGTGGCTCCTCGCGGCGTGGGCATGGCTCGCAACAAACAGTGCAAGATGTACTGACATGGCAAAGTCTCCTGCTTGGCAACGCAAGGAAGGGAAAAGCCCATCTGGCGGCCTAAACGCCAAAGGACGGGCTTCCTACAACCGCGCCAATCCGGGAAAGCCGGGGTTGAAGGCTCCACAGCCTGAAGGCGGTGCACGCAAAGACAGCTTTTGTAGCCGGATGGAAGGCATGAAGAAGAAGCTGACAAGCAAAAAGACCGCCAGTGATCCAAATAGCCGCATCAACAAAAGCTTGAGAAAGTGGAAATGTTGACATGGAAATGATGCTATGGAACACGGTCTTGTCGCTCTTCACTGGCCTCTTGATTTGGTTGGCGAAGACGATTTGGGACGAGACCCAGCGAATTCAGATTCTGTTGAACAGGACTCGGGAAGAGATTGCCCGGGACAATGTGACACAGGCGGAAATCGACAAGATCGTTGCCCACATCGACCAGAGGTTTGACAAGCTCAATGACAAGCTGGATGCTTTTGTGAAGGAGCAACGAAGTGCCCTCAGTTAGCGCAAAGCAGAAGAAATTGATGGATGCAGCGGCGCACAACCGCTCATTCGCCAAAAAGGTTGGCATCTCACAAAAAGTTGCCAAGGAATTTAGTGCGGCCAGCAAAGGCCAAAAATTCAGGAAAGGCGGTGACGCTATGAAGAATTGTTACGCAAAGGGCGGTTTGGCCAAGCGCGGTGAAGGTATTGCCAAAAAAGGCTTTGCTTCTGGCGGCATGGTCGGTGCTTCTTCTCAATCACAAGGCAAGATGCTGAGTGAGCCCGTGCGCAAGAGCGTACAAGGCGACACCGTCAATGTCCGCGGCGTAGGCGCTGCGCGTGCTCGTACAGCCAAGATCTACTAAGCCATGACCACTTCGGGCGTAGCCGATTTCGACCTGCAATTCGACGACATGATCGCCGAAGCGTATGAGCGCTGCGGCATTGAAGTTCGTGACGGCTATGACATGAAGACAGCGATGCGCTCGCTCAACCTCATGTTCGCAGAATGGGGCAACCGAGGCCTCAACCTGTGGACGATTGAGCAGCGGCAGCAGGCACTGACGGCAGGGGTGTATGAATACAACCTGCCCTCAGACACGATTAACGCGTTGTCCGCGGTCATCCGCACAAATGCAGGCCTGCCTACGCAGCAAGACATCACGATTGATCGCATCAGCCGTGCTGAATGGCTGCACATCCCCAACAAGAACACACAGTCGCGCCCTGCTCAATACTATGTGCAGCGTTCGGTGCCCACCACGGTGTATTTGTACCCCTCCCCTGATGCAACCCAGCAGTGGACATTCGTGTACTACGCCATTCGTCGCATCGAAAACGCAGGCACCTACACCGACACGGCAGACATTGTGTTCCGTTTTTTGCCTGCTTTGACGGCAGGTTTGGCCTTTCACTTGTCGGTCAAAAAAGCCCCTGATCGCACTGTCTTGCTCAAGCAGCTCTACGAAGAAGAGTTTGCCCGCGCAGCCACTGAGGATCGGGATACGGCCAGCGTCTTCTTGGTCCCAACTTACACGCAGAGGTAAGCATGGGCGCAGGGTACGCATCCGGCAAATTTGCGATAGCGCTGTGCGATCAATGTGGACAGCGCTTTAAACTATTGGAGCTCATCAAAGATTGGAAGGGCTTCAAGGTTTGCAACGAATGCTACGAGCCCAAGCACCCTCAGCTGGAGCCAAAACGCAACATCACGGAGCCTCAGGCTTTGTACCAGCCCCGCCCTGAAAAGCGCATGGCTGTGACGGTGTATGTGGGGGAAACAGCTGACACATCTTTCGCCAGCGTTGGTATGATGCCTATGCCGCCCGCTAAACAACTAGCCGCAGCGGGAGTGTTGTCTCCTGTCACAACGAGTATCACATGAACTACGCAGAACTCACCGCCGCCATTGAAGAGTACACCGAGAATTCGTTCACGGCTACTGAGCTGCAGACTTTTGTTCAACAGGCCGAGCAGCGCATCTACAACTCGGTGCAGTTGGCCAACTTGCGCAAGAATGTGCAGGGTGTGCTGCAAACAGGCAACAAGTATTTGTCTGCCCCAGATGATTTCTTGTCGGTCTACTCCATGGCCATCTACAGCTATGCGAGCACTACGGCAACAGGCACCTCTGGTGCATTCACCATCACGGTGAGCAGCGCATCTGGAATTGAGGTTGGCCAAGCAGTTTCTGGCACCGGTATAGCACTGGGGGCGCTGGTCACCTTGATCAATGGCACCACCGTCACTCTAGACAAAGCACACACAGGGACAGTTTCTGGCACGATCATTTTCGAAGGCGACTTTTTGTTTCTTTTGAACAAGGATGTGAACTTCATTCGCGAGGTTTACCCCAACCAATCCGCCCGTGCCAAGCCAAAATACTATGCAATATTCGGCCCCGTTTACAACAATGTGAACGAGCTGACATTCATTGTGGGCCCCACACCCAATTTGAACTACAAGGTGGAGCTGCACTATTACTACTACCCCGAATCCATCGTCACCGCGAGCACCACATGGCTGGGCGACAACTTCAGCTCTGCGCTTTTGTATGGTTCGTTGGTTGAAGCCTACACCTTCATGAAGGGTGAATCAGACATGATGGCCTTGTACGATGGAAAGTACAAAGAGGCGCTTGCACTGCTCCAGAACTTGGGCGAAGGCAAACAGCGTGGCGACACCTACCGCGATGGTCAAATCAAGATTCCAGCGAGGTAAGACATGTTTGTAGCAGGACTCACACAATCATTCAAAGAGCAGCTGCTGTTGGCTGTTCACGATTTCGACAACGATGTCTTCAAAATTGCTTTGTACGGCCCTGATGCTGTATTGGATAGCGATACAGCGGTCTACACCACCACAGGCGAAGTCAGCAGTGCAGGCTACACCGCGGGCGGCGAAGTGCTTTTGAACGCCACTGTCAATGCAGGCAACAACACGGGCTATGTCTCGTTTGACAACCCAACATGGTACGGAACTACCTTTACTGTTCGTGGGGCGCTAATCTACAATTACACCAAGGGCAACAAGTCGGTTGGTGTACTCAATTTTGGGCTTAATCAGACGACTTTGACTCAGGATTTTCGAATCCAATTTCCGTTCAATAACCCAGAAACTGCGGTCATTCGCATCCTTTAAGGAGAAACAGATGCTAGTCAACACGACAAAAGGTGAAATGGATGACTCCTTGCTCGAGAAGCGAGAGGGTGTGATCGATGACGACAACGAACGCACCAGCTGGGTTGAGTACTGGTTGGAGGGGGAGCTTGTGCATCGTTCTGTACATGTTCATTTAAAGAAGGCGCTTGTCATGGGCGCTGAGGCAGCAAAAATCGCATAAAGGAGCCTACTATGGCAAATACTCAATCAATGTGCACTTCGTTCATGGGCGAACTCCTGACCGGAACGCACAACTTCACTCCTTCTACTGGAGACACATTCAAGGCTGCCTTGTATTTGTCGTCAGCCACTTTGAACGCTTCTACCACGGCTTATTCAAGCACTGGTGAAGTGTCGGGCACTAACTACAGCGCAGGGGGCATTTTGGTAACGAATGCCACGGCTCCCGCGTCCACCAACGCTTCGACAACCGCAGGGACGGCTTACTGGACTCCGTCAGCAAGCCTGACATACACCTCGGTGACTTTGACCACTGCTTTCAACTGCGTGTTGATTTACAACTTCAGCAAGTCAAACAAAGCGGTCAGCGTGCATACCTTTGGTGATCAAACCATCACCGCAGGCACATTCACTTTGACGATGCCGACAAACGACACATCAAACGCTTTATTGCGCTTGGCAACAACCTGATAGGGGCCGCCCGTGGCAACCTCATGGGGCTACCAAAACTGGGGGGATAACTCATGGGGCGGCCAACAGGCAGGGCTCTCGGGTAATGCTGCTTCAGGCCAAGTAGGAACAGTTGGTTTCTCTCCGGTAGCCACAGGTGTTGAAGCTAACGGCGCGGTAGGCACGGTCGCCGTTGCAGTCAGGCAGATTGCAATCACAGGCACCGCGGCATCGGGCAACGCGGGCAACATCGCTGCAAATGAACAGCGATCAGGGCTTGGCGTACAAGCTGAAGGCCAAGTCGGCAGTGTAGTCCAATCAAAAGCAGTTGCGCTTTCAGGAGTGCAGGCCAGCGGGGCGGCGGGGACGATTGTTCCTAAGCTTGTTCTTGATGGTGTTGCCGCATCAGGTTTTGCAGGGACAGTATCTGTAGGATCTATTGAGCTCGCTCTCACGGGCGCGGCCGCTGCAGGCCAAGTAGGCAATGTTACCGAGGCACAGGTCATCAATGGATTAGGGGTGCAAGCACGCGGTCAAGTGGGATCGGTGGTTGGATCAAAACTTGTGGCAATTACAGGTTGTCAGGCGATGGGCGCGGTTGGATCAGTTGGGGTTCGTTATTGGAGCTTGATTGATGACAGCGAGACAGCAAACTGGCAAAATATCAACAACGCCCAGACTGCGGACTGGGTATTGGTTTCGACGGAATAGGAGCGCTTAAATGACGATCAACTACACCACTCTGCTGGGTCTTGCCGAGCCAGTCACTGGGACACAGTCAGGCACATGGGGAGATGATGTCAACAGGGGCATTACAGACTACCTTGATGTCGCCATCGCTGGCACTCAGACAGTCAGTGGCAGCCAAACCGCGGTGACTTTGTCGCTCACAAACGGCGACAACACTGGCAACAACATTTCGCAGGTGGGGTCAGGCTCAACTGGTACTGCTCAGTTTGCCGTGATCAATTGCACAGGAAACCCTGCAGGTTTGCTCACCATCACGGTTCCCGCTTCGAGTCGCCAGTACATCGTCGTCAACGCCACCTCCACCTCACAGTCGGTCAAGATTGTCGGGGCAGGGCCTACCACCGGTGTGACGCTTGTCAGCGGGGAAAAAGCCATTGTGGCTTGGAACGGCTCTGATTTCATCAAGGTCTCGTCTACTGTCATCACCAATCAGACTGGTACGCTGACAACGGATAACGGCGGTACGGGTTTGGCCAGTTTTACTGCTGGTGACCTGCCCTACTACGCCACTGGCACTGCGCTCTCAAAGTTGGGTATTGGCTCTGCAAACACGGTCTTGACATCGAGTGGCACTGCTCCACAGTGGTCGTCGACATCAGGTATTTCCGTGGGCACTGCTACAAACCTTGCAGGCGGCGCAACTGGGTCCTTGCCTTATCAGTCCACAGCAGGGGCCACAACCTTCTTGGCTGCGGGCACAAACGGGCAAATCTTGACTTTGGCGGGTGGCGTTCCAACTTGGGCGGCAAACACAGGTATTTCAACAGGTAAAAGCATCGCGATGGCGATGATTTTTGGCGGCTAGCGTCCAAATGCTATTATGTGGCTTTTGGAGAATAAGCCATGTGGACAGATGAAAGAAGGAAACAAGCAAGTGACAGAGCAAAAAAGCGGTGGTCAAATCCTGACTCAAGAAAGAGTCATGGCGAAGCCGTGTCCAAGCCTGCTTGTTGCCCGTCATGCGGCGAAACGGACATTGCCAAGTTTTATGTTGACAAAAAAGGGCGTCGATCAAATGCTTATTGCAAATCGTGTCACAAAGCACGATGCAAAGAGCGTTGGCATGTTCGCAGTTGGCTTGATAGATGGTCGTCACGCGCCTATAAATATGGCGTCACGCAACAGTTTCTCCTTGATCTGTACCACAAACAAGAAGGAAAATGTGCAATATGTGGGGATGAGCCACAAACCGAAAGAGCTTTGCATGTCGATCATTCACATGCAACGCAAAAGGTTCGCGGCCTCCTCTGCCACGGATGCAACACTGGCATTGGGGCGCTCAAAGAAGACCCTAAAATTTTTTCAAAAGCAATCAGTTATTTGAAAGGCTGATAAAAAATGGCAAATCCAAACATCGTCAATGTCACGACCATCTACGGTAATTCGTCGCAGGTCTCGTTGAGCACCACATCTGCTACATCGTTGGCAAGCAACGCCGCATCAAGTGGCAAGGTGTACAAAATCAACTCAATCGTGGTGGCGAACACCAACGGCACAGCCGCCGCGAACATCACGATCAACATCTACTCACAGGCTTCTTTGGGTGGCACGGCATACCCAATTGCGTCAACCATCTCGGTTCCCGCAAACGCCACTTTGATCGTCACTGACAAGACCACCACCTTCTATTTGTTGGAAAATCAATCCATCGGTGCAACAGCGGGTACAGCGAACTACCTGACCGTGACTGCATCGTGGGAAGAAATCAACAGCTAAGGAAAAAGCATGTCTCAGCGTTACCTCGGCGGTGTGATCACTGCCAACCCCACCACGCCAACATTGACCACTGAGAGTGGTGTGTGGACGCTCGAGCAACAGTTTCAGTATTCCAGTGTTTGGTCGCCAAAGATCATTGGCAACAGTGTGCGTCTGCGCTCAAGTGCCTCAGCTTATTTGAACCGCACACCAGCAAGCGCAAGTAACCGCATGACTTGGACTTGGAGCGGATGGGTTAAGCGTGGCTCACTGTCTGGAAGCGTTGGAATTTTTGGCGCTTTTTTAACGAACAACAACACAGAGACAGGGTTTAGGTTTGATTCAAACACACTGCAGTTCTATTCTTATGTTTCTTCGTACTTAATCCTCGCAACAACATCTGCTGTATTTCGCGACCCGTCAGCTTGGTATCACATCGTTTTAGCGGTAGACACTACTCAGGCAACAAACAGCAATGGTGTAAGACTTTGGGTGAATGGCGTTCAGCAAACGCTGTCGTTTTCTGCTTACACACAGAATCACTCCACCTATGTTAATAACAACAACCAGCACTACATTGGGCGTGATTTTTCTGGGGCATATCTTGACGCCTACATTGCTGAAGTCAACTTCGTTGATGGTCAAGCCCTGACACCCTCCAGCTTTGGCGCATTCGACACCAATGGGATTTGGCAACCTCTGCTGTACACAGGCACATACGGCACGAACGGTTTTTATCTG